TCTTTGACTCAGGGTCAGTGTCGACGACCTCGTAGTCTTTGAGTGATCCCTTTCGCACGAAGTAGCGGCGGCCAGCGTAAGAGCCAGGCTCTTGCAACTGGCGAGGACGCTTGACGGTTGGATCAACGATGGCGTCACGCATGGCGAACCAGTCGAGCTTTGGTCGGTCCATCTCCCATGACCACATGAAGGCAGACATGCCCTTGGCGATGAACTCACGTGAGCCTTCTTCGATGGCGATGTCCCAGCCTTCTTCATCCCACCACTCATCGATGACTGCATTAAGCGGGGCAGCGCTGGCCGCGTTGACTGGGTTCTTTGACTTGTAGTCGAAGCGCAGAGAGGCGTTTGAGAGGGCAGTCACCATCGTCTCGACAGTTGGGAAGACCATCGGGACATTGGTGTCAGTGACACCTTCATAGGATTGGTGGACACGCTCACCGTCATACAGACGCTGGTCACGCTCCCACTTATCATGCCAATTAGTTTTCTGGTAATCGTAGGAGTCAGTAAAGCGCTTCAATGTTGATTGAAGGAGATCTTCATTTTGTTGTTTCTTTGACTTGCGAGGCATCTATGCCGATAATTCCTGCGAGTACCCGTCCTAGGTTTAAATTTACAGTATGGGGATATGATTTACTAGTCTACTTTGTCGACCACGTGTACGTCGTCAGGGTGATAGAGCTTAATTGGACGTACCCACAGCTCTTTTCGCTTGATGTGACGCCGGACAACTTTGTAGCTGTTCTTCTCACCATCGAGGATAAACGTGAGTGTCTGTCCGATGCTGATCTTCTTGATGCCGTCCTGTGTGAATAAGTCACCGATGTTCTCCATTACCAATTCCCCTTTCGTTGTTTCGCTCTGCCAACCCAGGCAGCTTGTTTAATCTTTACATCACCACTTCGCGGCCTCAATGTCTCCATGCCATACCTCGTCGCATCCATAAAGTGATTCCACATATCGATCGGTGTATTGAGGATGCGCCCCTCTTTGTCTGTCATCCACATGTAGTTGCGATACTCCTTGATGCCGTTGACTGAGCGCTTCGTGATACTGACCTGCTTGTCCTGGAGCGCCTGGACGCCTTGCAGCACAGAGCCTTGCCCCTTGTTGGCCGGCAACACGTTCACGCCATACAAGTGCAGCTCATCGATGCTCTTTGGTTCAGATGAGTCAGCTACGACCAGTGTGTGCGGGCTAGGTAGGTTCTTAATCAGGTCGGCGATCTGCTTGTTGCTCATGCCCTTCTGATACAGCTGCTCATCGAGGATGAAGCCACCGTTGTAGCTGTAGATGTCTACCAGGGCAGATGGATCGTTGGAGTACCCAAAGTCCAGGCCGCGACGCTCCAGCCGTGCCTCATGGGGTATGTCGTCAATGATGGCCCAGTTGGTGAAGATCTTGCCTTCAACCTCGCCCAGCTGTCCCAGTCCATAGACCTGCCACCAGGCTTTGTTGGCCCTATGTGACTCGATGGACTCGACGATCTGTGGGTCGAGCGCTTCATTGTCGAGGTAGGTCAGCGTGATGAAGTCATGATCTCGGTGTGGTGCAACCATGTCGTAGTACCAAAACTCCGAAGTGGGGTTGTAGTCCAGCCATATCTCCTGCTTCGTACGCACTTCAAGCTGGTCGAACGCCTCGTAAGGGATGTTGTTGCACTCGTTCATGAACAGACGGTCACGGCGAGGACCACGGACCTTAGATGGCTGGTCAGCACTGAAGAACTCCAGCTTTGAGCCAGTCTCGAATGTGTACGTGAAGTCAGTCTTACTCCACCTGGCATCCTCGAAGTAGTTGTGCTCCTGCATGATTGCCAAGAAGTCACGCATTGAACCACGGCGAAGGTGTGGAAAACTCTCTGATACAACAGAGGTCAGAGTCGGTGCAGCGTCCATCTGACACTTCTCGATAAGGATAGTCAGGATAGAGATCGTTTTGCCGGCCGATGTGCCACCAGCCACGACCTTGATGCGCTTGCGTAGTTTGGCGAGCTTATGCGTTGCTTGTGTCGCTAGGTATGGCATCACCGTCCTTCGATGCTGTTATGCCGCCGAGTATAGGAGCTGGCAGAGCCTTGCCATCAGTCGTGATGTCCACGTTGTTGCCAAACTCTTTCTTAGCCTTGCGTCCGAGGAAGTCCAGAGCGAGCTTTGGGTCACGACCTATGCCCTTCACGACTGTCTCACGGGCAATGAACACTGGTCGTTGCTTCAATGCCTCGAACCTGTCGGATAACTCTGGCTGCTTCTTAATCCACTCGTAGTAGGTGTCTTTATGTATATCGGCGTAGAAACAAGCTTCCTCAACAGTCGCACCAATACTGAACGCATACTCTAATTTCCCGACGATGGCATCGTTCTGTTTAGTAGGCCGCGCCATTATGCCTGTGTCTCCACAGTCACATCAAGCAGCTGTTCAGCGTCCAACGCTCCAAGGTTTAAAACAGCAGGATCATTTGTCGTGAGGATGACACGATACTCAATGTCTAAGCTGGCGAGCTTCTTGCTACTTACCTGCTTGACCTCCGCCGCGAACTTTACTGAGTATTTCTTGCCGTCCATATACCCTTATTTAAACCACACTCGGTGCAAAAAATAAAGGGCATGGCTCTACTTCACCCCGCTTGCCACACTAATTCCACGCGAGGACAATTAGTAGCATGACTCGACTCTTATTCGTCTGCATCTTCGCGCTGTGGCTATACGGGATGCTGCGTCCATGACGTGTCCCAAGCGTTCCTATACCTACCGCGTCGTTCATGAGTGGTCGGTAGTACATGCACAATATGTCTACGCCGTGTATCGCACGACACACTGGGAGGATAAAGAGGACACCGTGTCACGTATGGGTATTGGCGACAGAGACTGGGCAGACAAAAACGCAAATCACTTTGGTATAGAAATAACGGATGATGATTAGTGCCGTACTACCATGATTTCGTGATCGCCGACCTGGACTTCACGCCGTACTTTAGATGTGCGGAGCTAGAGGATCATCCCCATGCTGCAACGCATGCTGTTTATCTGTCATGTGGCTGTGTTGAGTTATGGTGCGACGAGCTGTTCATCAGCCTCGTCAAAGCACTTGAGGATAGGTGCATCCCCTGCCTGACGTGTGACGCATGGATGTATGTCGAGAGTGGCAGACCGATCTAGGCCGCGTTGTTTATTGCTTCGATCCCGCCTGCGATATATCCCTCTTTGAATGCTTCTTGTTTCTCCCGTTCAATCTCAGCATCTCTTTTGGTGATGAGCCGCATGATAGCATCTATTGCGTAGGGTTGGGCATGGGCTGGAATATCAGGTAGACATCGTTCTATCGCCTCTCGCAACACTTCATCGGGGTCAGACCCCACTAATCGTATGTTTTTAGGCGGTTTCGGTGCGTTAATCATTGGTTGCTCCTTTCATCTTATAACCACGCTGGGTGGCTCTGGTGCGTTGCTCAGCACGAAGTGTATTACGAACATGATAGACGGGTTTCATCATCGCGTAGTCGGGAACATCGTCGAACTTTGAATTGTCCCCACCTATCACCGCCTCTATCTCCTGTGCAATGTACTGGTTGATGGCAGCTTTGGCTTCGACAACTATCTCATCTGACCTTTGTGATGTCATGAATGATGAAGCGTAATCATATCCAGCACTGCGAACTTGGTCTAGTATTTTATCTAGCTCGCTGTCTGATGATGGGGCTGTCATGCAGCGAACCCATCCTCTTCTTCCGCCTGGACGTACCCGGCTTTTAAAATCACATTGGTTAGCTTAAATATGCGGCGGATTGTGGCGTCACTGATTGGGTCTTCCCCGTTGCGATGCTCCAGCCGGCGGTATTGGTTGTATCGTTTAATTACTTTCATCATTTACTCCTTACTTCTTACTTTGGTGTTATTGTCTTGTGGGTTGTAAACTATTTCAAACTTGTCTTTGTTATCTTCATGTTCCGACCAATCTTCGAACCACTCGATGCTAGGGACGCAGATGATTTGGTGTGGGCTATACCTGCCATCAGTAAAACGTATCACTAACCAGTAGTTGAAGTTATCGAGTTGCCATATGGTTGTTGCCCAATCATTATAGGTGGATATATTTACAAAGTTATTTCCACTCCGATAATTGACTCTCAAAGTATCATTCATTAGTGTCATATTGCTCATAAACTGTTAGCCTCCTTTCATCTTATAACCACGCTGGGTGGCTCTGGTGCGTTGACGGCTCATTAATTTATTCATTGCGTCAACTACCCGTTTTTCATGTTCAGTAGGAAATGCGTCATCAGTGAATGAATAATCCCCGCCTATCACCGCCTCTATCTCCTGTGCAATGTACTGGTTGATGGCAGCTTTGAGCTCACCAACAACCTTTGAGCGAACTCCAGAGCTATCCATATCACTAGGGCGGTCAAGACCTTTATCCAGTCCCCAGAATGTCGCTGACATGGCAAACTGGTTTATTGCTTTGTCTAGCTCGCTGTCTGATGATGGGGCTGTCATGATTCCTCCTCGTTTAATACCCATATTTCCGCTTTGTCTATCACATCAACCAGCTTATCTCTGCGGTCATTGAAAGTTTCCTTGTCGTTTCGGTACTCGGTCATTGCATCTTCTAGTGCTTCATGCCTACGCTCTAGCTCTATCTCTAGCTGCGGTAAGTCATCATATTCGTTTATAACATCCACTAATGGAGAGTTAGGGTCATAATCAACTGCGATGAGCCTGTCGTAGG